GGCGTGTCGTGGATGGTCAATTGCGAGAGTGAAAAATAAGCCTCTCAGGCATCAAAAAGCCCAACCGGTCGAGGTTGGGCTTTCGGGTTAGCGCTGCGCCAGTTCGTGCCTGACGCACTGCTCGTAATACGTCTGCTTGACCGCCGCTGGCTTGAGCTTCGAGCTGCTGTTGTAGGTCTGTTCGGTAATCCCCATCGCCGTCATGCGCATCCACGGCTGCTGGAACCTACGCACCTGCAATTGCTTGCGCGCGCCGTAAAGCGAGACCCCGGACAGTTTCGATTGCTGGGCTCCGGCTGCGATGTCCGAACCCCAAGTGCACGCGAAACGATGACTTTTACTCAATTCCTTCGCCTGGACTCCCGAGGCGAGTACAGCCAGGGAAAGCGTTGCAACGGTGATGACAATCGTCCTCATAGTGCCAACCTAACCTCTTGAAAAAAAGCGAGTTTGCCGATGAAACTGCAGCTCGGGGGCCAGCAATTTGCCGCTTTTCAATGGTTTTTTTCGCACGGGAATCTCAGCGGCCTTACGGCTTCTTCACCAGCATGATCGGGACCGGTCACCGTCCAGAGCCGCCGCCGGTCTGATGATCCGCACGTTCCGCCATTGGTTGTTTCCAAACCAGTACATCCATTGGCTTGGAAATCGACATCATGAACAAGAAAATTGCTGTGTGCGGGCTCACCGGGCTTCTTTTGATCAGCCCGCTCTTTTCGCTAGCTGCGGAAAAAACAGCGGGAGCGGCAACGCCGCCTACGGCAATGCCGGGTGTGAATCAGGGCGGGTCGGAGTCGAAAGAGGACAAGGCTGACAAGAAAGGCGAAGAGGCGTCGGGTTCGAACTCCGGAGCTGAAGCCCACGAGACGCAGAAGGATGCTGCAGGCTCGAGTGACTCGGGGGATATGAAAAAATCCGGGCAGTGAACTGCGCCTGATTCGAGATAGCATCAGATGGTGGCGCTGAGCCACGAATGGTAAAGTTCGTGCTCAAAAACAGGGACGGCGCGTCATGATCAAACGATTTGTTATAGCAGCATCGGTAATGTTCACAAGTCTTGCGGCACACAGCGCGAATATACCCAATGAACTCTTGGAAGAGTGCCAACGCGTAGAAAACTCGGCAGGAGCCATCATGAAGGCCAGGCAAGAAGGCCTGCCCATTGCGACAGCGTTGGAGTTAGCCGACAGCGCACGTAAGGAAAGTGAGTACGTGGGCAATTTGTATAGAAGCCTGATCGGTAAAGCCTACGAGTTTCCGCAACAACCCAACGTCAAGATGCAGAAAGATTTGATCGCTGATTTTCAACAGACTTATTACTCACTTTGCATTGATGCCGCGCAGAAGACCGCATCTCAATAAAGCCGAGGAGTAGGTGAAGCAACAGGCAGAAAATTCCGCCGAAACGGGTCTATAGGGCTCGGTGAACTCAACGCGGGGTTTTGCGCGGGTTTTACGCAGGCACAAAAAAGCCGATCCACATGATCGGCTTAAGTGTCTGATTATATTCAGAAATAATGGTCGGGACGGAGTGATTCGAACACTCGACCCCTAGCACCCCATGCTTGAAAATGGGATGAAACCCCAGTATTTGTTGAGTCTTCTATCGGCGCTCGCTGCAAACGGTGCCGCACTGATCATCACCGATATTTACGAATCCCCGAAAAAGTCCCCACGCCTTTTTGGCGCCCTCCCCGGCGTTCTGCCGACAAACACCAATGCAGAATCCTACAGCTCGTCGCCTTACCCTCGCCCGATGGCATCGCCTCGATTACTGTGCATCCAAACAGTATTCAGCAAGGCGCCCCCGTGGACCCCCTCTATATAGAGGACACAGACGACTGGCTCGGAAACCCTGAGCCGATTGAGACCTGCCGGCATCAGCTCCGGATGTACGAGAACGAATTCGAGACTCTCACCCTCAAGCTCGAGCGAGCGCTGGCGAATATCGAAGGCCTGGTCAGAGACAATGATGCGCTCAGGCAGGAGAAGGACGCTCTCAAGGCAAAGCTTCAATACACCGAAGGGGATTTGCTGAGCGAAAGGAGAAGATTCGCCGACGTCGAGCACAACAGAAACCATCTGTTCAATGAAAACCAGCGCCTGCTCAGGGAGCTTCGCGATAGCGAGGAGGAAGAGTGAGCCAGATTCGGGTTACGGCACATCCTTGAAGAACACGTGGTGCCCGAGCTTCAGTGTCTGCTTGGCCTTCGCCGCCCAGCCCGGTGCCTTGATGCTGGTCGCGTAGTAATGCGTGGCACCACCAGTCGGGTCTGGCACCTTTCCGTCGATCACCTGGTCAGCAGCGATCCGGCATTGAGCCAGTTCGCGGAACGGGATCTGCTTCACGCCGATCAGGAACTGATAGTTCGCGTCGGACTTGTTCCAGCAACTGAACTGATAGGGCTTTTGGCAAACGCCGGCGTAGCCTTCACCCCACCATGACTTTTCCTTTCCATCGAACACGCGGTTGCGGATAGTCCAGGCTACGGCAACTTGGCCAGCCGTGCCTTCGCCTCGGGCCTCGCCCCAAAGTGTGCGGGCGAGGATGTCGCGGTCTTTATCAGTCACAGGCATATATGTTCTCCAATAACGAAAGCGCCGCCTTGTATGGCGGCGCTTGGAATGATTTTTAGCAACTGCTGCTTAGTGATCGGAGTTTATTCTCCGGGCGAAAAAAAACCCGCATAAGCGGGTTTGGTTGTAACGATGGGTTAATTAGCTAACATCCTGATTCCGAGAAATTTATTTTGGGTAGAGTGCCTGAAGCGTTCAATGGGTGATTCAATCAAGATGAACATTGCCGCGCCGCACAATATCGTCAGCAGGAAAGCAATGGTCGCAAATGCCCACCCTTTCCCAATAGAAGATACCGAAAGATAGAAAAGCCAGTGAATGAGATAGATAGAGTAGCTCCATGCACCGAGATATCTTAAAGGCGCGCTCCTCATAACTGTACCGATGAGGCCATTGCCGTGAGCTAGGCCTATTATGAATAGCATCCAAAAAAAGCTCAAAAGTATGAATTTATCCATAAGCCAGCCATCGGGCGGTGTGCCTAGCAACACCATCCTCCCACCTGGACTAAGAGCTAATAATAAAATTATTACAACACACCCGATCAGCGTTGGCCATCTATCTTTTGCCAGCCTTGATCCAGGAATAATTACAGCGGCGCAGCAACCAAATATGAAGCTTGGTATGTACCAGCGAGTGTCGATACTGTTTGCCGGGGTAAACCAATACGGCCATATTAGTTGATGTATAATTATTTCCATCACGGCAATGCCCGCTGCTGCATAGGTGCCATATCTATTAGCAACCCATACAAACGAAAAAGCAAAAAACGGCAGTATTAAATAGAATTTGAATTCTACGGGAATCGTCCAAAGATGCGCATAGCCATTGCTCATTGTGGCTGCAAGCCATAAATCTGACGCAGTCAATAATCCCGCATAGCCTAGCGACCAATAAACGAATAATACCAAGATGAAAATTGGAATAATTCTTAGAAATCGACCTAGGGAATAACTGATGAGAGATGTTAAACCAAAGCCTGTTTGCATGAACCTTGACGTGAGTAAAAACGCACTCAGAACAAAAAACAGCCAAACCCCGTATTTACCCGTTCCGGAGAAATATGAAGCTATCTGCGGAAAAAAGAAGCCTGGGATGTGGGCGATTAGCACAATGAGACATGCGAATCCACGGATACCATCTGCCCCTGCAAAACGCTGCTTTTTTTCCATCTGCCCCTCCAAAATGAGCTGCATTTAAACATCTGCACACATCAAGGAAAAGCTGTATCTCTCCGATGACTAAACTATGAATTATCAAGTAATCGTAGGCCAAGCAGGGATAGTTGGCCAATCCGGAGCTTCTGGCCATCCCGGGCGCTCGGTTGTGTTGCTCAGGGCAATCAGATAGCGTTTCCACGATCGCCATCTCAAACGATCTTCATCGCTAATCTCATCGATATCTACTCCAGCCTGAAGCGGTGCGATGACCTGGCTTGTCTCCGCCAGTCGCCTCTCTAGCAAGGCGCGAGAAGAACGCTCAACGTCGATTTGCTCAACCTTCTCGATTAGCTCTAGCGGAATATCTTCAACGTAGAACTCGCCTTCCTGCAGCGGCCAGCCCTCTTCGATTCCGCGCCAACTCTTTTCTGTAATTGCATATGGCATTATCGATCCATCCCGTATCCACAAACGTCTAAAGTAAAGGTGCCAGCGCTAAGCATAATGTAAAGGATCGATTGATCTGCGGCTGTTGGGAACGCAACCATATAACGCGAACCGGAATCGAATTGAGTCATCGGCACATTGCCTGCGAACGAGTTGCTCACCCCCGCTACACCTGAAGCGGCGCTTCCTCGGATAATTGCCGTTTGAGTAGTTGGAGGAACCACCGTCGAGAGTGATACGGAGGCATAGACGTTTGAACCACCACCGCTGAGGCGGCGGAACGGTGCGGCGGCAGTGTTGGTTGAATAAAATATCAGCCCGTCAGCCACTTGGAAGATATAAATGGTTCCACTAGCACTGGAACGCAGTGCGCAAACAAAGCGCCGCGATGAATCCCCGGTTTTTGACCGGGCCGCGCCCGAAAACGGCGCAGCGGGAACGACTGCAGACAGTTCGATCGCCGGTGCTCCTGCGTTTTCGTATAGATAAAGGTAATAAAACACATCGGCGCTCAATCCCCCGATGCCCGTCAGAGTGATGGGTGATAGGACCCGCAGGACTTTGTTCGAACTCTGGATGAACGCCGCCCCGGCAGAAACGGTGATCGAGCTGCTTGAGTTCCAAGACGGGATCAACCCATCGATGTAACCAGAACCAACCCCTAAATTTCCGGCTGAAGCAGCGGATGCTGCGGCATTCTGCGCAGAAAGTGCCGCAGCATCCTTGTAACCAAGGGAGGCCTGTTCCGATTGCCCAGCATTGGTTGCAGACGTCTCGGCGGCATTCTTGTAGCCAAGCGATGCTGCCTCCGATTGCTCCGCGGCAGTGGCCGAAAGACCCGCCGCGTTTTTGTATTCCAGCGTCGCAGTTTCGGACTGACCCGCAGCTGCCGCCGATTCCCCGGCAGCATTTTTGGAAGCAAGAGCAGCGTCCGCCGACTGACTTGCCGACAGCACGCTTTCCTCCAGCCCATCCAGTGCACCGCCTACCTCTAACGAGGCCTGCCTGAGGGCATCGGCCGTGTCCTTCAAATAACCCTGCATCGGCGCGAGGGCATAAGTTCCGCCCGAAACGGTCTGGCCTTTATACGGCGGCGAGATCGAAAGCGCCGTATCGCTCGCAATGTTGGTGACCTCGTACAGCCCACTATCTGGGCCGATCCAGGCATCACCAACACGCGAGTTCGCGATGAAAGCCGTGCCGACGCCGATCACCGCATTGGAATTTTGAGCAACAGAGACCGTTCCCGATTTGTACCAGGTAATGGATGTTTCCTTATTTGTTTAGGCGGCGATTTTTGCGAAGACAGCCGGCAGGAAGAACGCGAACGGGTTGGACACCGCGACAGTCACGGCGTACAGCGTTGAGTTAGGAAAGTCCCACCAGCAATAAAGATCGCGAGGAACGGCGCTGCCTGCGGTCATGGCCATGCCAAAGTTGTTCAGCAGCATGTATTCGTTCTGCGGGAAGTTGAACGGTACCGAGTAGTAGATCCGCGTCAGCCCTTGAGGCGACGTGTCGTACTTCACGTAGTTCCAGTTCTGGAAAGCCCGGGTGAATGTCGCGTTGGGTGTGCCCGAATCAAAAAGCAACTTCCCCGCACCATCCCAGAGACGCATGCCGTACTGCGCCACCGGCTGCGCCGCGAAAGCTGCGACGAAGTAGCGCCCATTCGGTTGAGCGGTGTTTGCGTCATACGCCCGAACGTAGAAGCCGACCCAGTTCCCCGCCGACCCGATCAGCCGCATCCGGCAGAGGCCAGCGATACCGCCAACAGTGTCAGGCCGCACGAACACCAAGGGTGGTTCCTGCGAAGTCACAGGTCGAACAAAGTAGGTCGTCGATCCTAGCCCGCCCTCTTCCGTGGGAGCGAACCGGCCAGTGGAGATCACCATTAGCCTAGCGAACTCCGAATCAATGACCACGGTGTTGGTGTTATTGGTGTATTGCAGTCCAAAAGCCATCACCCCCACCTCATTACGATCAACCGCATGGTGCCAGACGACGTGAAGCTGGCGGCATAGGTGCGCGTGTGGTTGTAAACCCGCACCAAGCCGTCGAGAACTTCAGTTTCAAATTGCATTTGCGAATCTGGGTATGCGCCGATGGGAACCACGATTGCCGTCCCGTTGCCCGGCGATATACCGGGAACCGAGAAATCCTGATTCCCTTTGCTGGCCCCAAGGGCGAACGTGACCAGCGTGGAGAACAGCACCCGAATGGTGAACGAATTCTCATCGACCTGAAGGACGCCATCAGCGCCCCAGACCCTCATTCCATAAGCCATAGTTCACCCAAGATATCCAAGACGCACGCGCAGCACGTTATTGACGTCGTAGACCGAGACGTTCAACGAGTTGATCACCAGCCGCCCCTGACCGGGCACGATGCCATTGATCTCAAGCGTCCCGTCTTTGTTGAGAATCCAGCCCTGCACGCCGGCGATGTAGTTGTTCGAGCTGATGAAGTTGCCGATCTTGGCATTGGTGATGCTGCCGTCCTGTAGGAAAGCTGACCGCATGAACACCTGACCGCCCTGTACTGCAAACGGAACCGAGATCGCGCCGCCAGCAATCGTGTTGACGATCGCGAACCGATCAGCAGCCACCAGGAACTGGCTCTGGAAAACGCCGTCCACGTTCTCAATCCCCAAGCCGATGCCGGCCGCCACGTACTGACCATTGGCCGTGACCGACATCTTCACCGACCACATCGTCTTGAGGTTGCCGTCGAGATCGGCAAACGCTTCAGCCGTCTCCTGAATGGCGGATGTGTTATCTCCGACCGTGGCGGTCAGTTGCGTGATTTTGGTGGCAGTGGCTTCTTCGTTTGTGGCGACCGTCTGTTCCAGCTCAGTCAGGTGGGCCGAGTTCTCGCCCACTTCCGCATCAAGCGTTGTGACCCGCTGCGTAAGCGCGCTGTTTTGCGAGGCCCGGACCTTCACCTCTTCGGCAAAGCTGGTCGTTGCATTCCATCCACGCAAAGCATCCTGTGCGTCACCCTCTCCATCTTCGTCGCGGTAGGAGGCCCGCAGCGCTTGGAATGCCGTCGCTTGCGCAGTCACCACGCCGTCGAGATCGGTGATGCCGGCCGTGTTGGTTTGAACCTGCTGAGCCAAGCCGTTTGCCGTCTGCACTGTCTGCCCAACGTCGAGCCAGTAAGCAGGATTCGGCGGCGGCGTGTAGATTGGCACCGGGCCGGTGGCTTGATATATCCGTTTGCCCACCACCAACAGGTCGTATTCCTCGTAGGTCGCTTCCGGGTCATAACTCTTCAGCCCATCGAATGCATCGATCTGTGCTTGGAGCCCTGGGATTTTGTCGATCTCATCGAGGATGTCTTTCCCCAACTCGGTGCGACCAATCTCACCGGCGATCATTTCCAGAATCGCCGCGGCGTCGGAGCTCGACTGCCCCTGCACACCGATGCCGATCGGATACCACGGCCCGATGTTGCCGATCTTGTCGACGATCCGCCCCCAGAAGTAGAACGTCACGCCGGCGCGCAGGCCGAGCATGGAGAAATCGCTCTGCGGATACGCCAGGTCTGTCAGTTTGGTGGCCATGTCGAGCTGAGTTGTCTGGCTGTACCAGATTTCAGTCCGCTGGCTGTCCTCAGCGCCAGCAGGGAATCCCCACTTCAGATAGATGCCGAACAGCAGTGGCGTGGCAGTCAGGTAGCTGAGCGCCGGTGGCAATCCCTGCTTGCCTTTGAGATTGGTCAGGATCGAATTGCGCCAGATCGACGTGATATCGAACGCACTCACCGCCCGCACCCGGGCCACGTAGGCGCCCGCGTAAATCCCAACGACATCGACGTTGGTCATGCCGGTGCGCTGCAGCTTGATCCAGTTGCCGCTGTCTTTGCGCCACTCGATGTCGTAGCCGACGGCGCCAGGTACGGCAGGCCAACTTATGGTCATGGTGGCCACGGCCAACCCTTGGACAACCGCCGAAGTGGATACCAGCGTTACGCTCGCCGGCGCCGGCACTACCGTGATCGGGATCACGCTGATTGGGCGCTCTTCAAGCCGAGCGCCGGTGTCGATGTAGGCGAACTTGCTTGGCTCGTATTGCAGCGCACTGATTTCGAAGTCGCCTTCGGTGGTGCGCTTGGTGCGCAGCACGCGGTACAACGGAATTGCCAAGTCATCGGCATCGAGCGCCCATTGCAATTGCGCGATCGGCGGCTCGCTGTAGTTGGTGGTGACGGTCACGTCGCGCCCGATGACCTTCTGCACCGTGCGACCTTCTGCGCGGCCGCCTGGCAGGTTGATGATCAACCGATCACCGACCTTGGCCTGAGTGTCACGGTCGAGCGTCACCACTCGGCCAGACGCGGCCGAGATGCGCCCGCCTACCTCCCGCCCCGCCAGCAGGGAATCAGCCACCGGAATGATGTGCCCGGGCAAAGGGATCACACCTTCCATACCAGTCTTGAACGAGACGGTGCGATCTTGGTTGTTGCTGAGGATCGCCCACTTGCCTCGGCGCTGCGCCTCAGATGCACGCGTGCAGCCAATTGCGCTCAGCTCGGTCGGACGGTCGCCATAACGGCGTTGCAGTTCGAGGTCGGCAAACGGAATGACATCAGTGTCGTAGTTGTTCGCCGGGTTGTCGTAGCTGACCAGTGCCCGGGTGTAACGCGTCTTCGCCGAGGCGCTGCCATAGGAAAACTTCCCGTCGATGACGTTCGCGCGAGTGAAGACGTAGTCGAAGTCCTGGGCGCGCGGCATGTCCGCCTGCATCACCAGCTGTCCCTGCGCCCAGTAAGTCATGCCCCGATAGATGCCGGCTATATCGCGCAGCAGCGACCAAGCGTCAGCCTTGCCCTGCAGGTTCATGTCGCAAAGAAAACGCGCCTCCAGTCCGCCCAACCCGTTTGGCACCATCTGGTCGCAATATTGGGCAATCCGGTAGAGCTCCCACTTGTCGACCATGAACGGCTTGATGCGCTTGCCCAGACCGAACATGTCGTTGGTGCACACGCCGTAGGTGATCCACGCCGGGTTATTGGTCCAGGCTGATTTCATCGAGCCGTCCCATGTTCCGGTGTAGGAGCGCAGGATTGGGTCGTAATTGCTCGGTACCATCCAGCGCCGCGCTTTGCACTTCACGGTCACCGCCGGGATGTTGGTGAACTGCTCGGCATCGAATTCGATGTAGAGCAGCGCGGTGTTCGGGTAGCGCAACTTGGCGTCGATTACTTCGGTGTAACCGGCGACCAGCATGGTGTCGGCGATCTTATTGGTGTTCTGGTTCGGCGTCAGACGGCGGACGCGGATCTGCCAGCCCGCGGTGGCATCCGGCAAATCGATACGACGCGAGCGCTCGTAGCGTGTGGTGGTCTTGCCGTCGACGGCGTCCACCAGCACCTGCTGATAAGCGCCGCCGTCGGTGGCCACGTCGATCGCGTAGTCGATGCGATAACCACCGACATTGCCTTCATCGTCAGCGCGCTGCAGAGCTGGCCACGCCAAGCGAACGCGCACAGCCGACAGCTGGGTGTTGGTGATCGAGCGCACCCACGCCGCATCGCTGCGCAGTTCGACATTCAGCGAAGTCTCATTCTCCACGGACGGGATGCCAGGGATATACGTCTGGTTCACTGAGCCCGGGCGCCAGTCCCACCTCACACCAGGGAAGTTGTAGTTGCCGCTGGCGTCGCGGATCGGCGTGTTGTCCAGATAGATGTCGTACTCGGTCGGTACCGCGTCGAACTCGCCCTCGCCCACGGCGATGAGCAGCTTTGCCAAGTTGGTCGAGCGCAGGCTATCGCTGGCTTCGACTGGCGACTTCGGCTTACTGCTGCCGCCCTTCTCGCCGTGGATATCGATCTGTGCTGCTGCGCCCATGCTTTCCTCCAGGCATAAAAAAACCGCCTCGGGCGGTTGGTGTGCTGCTGTCCTGCTTACACTTTGTCTTCAGCCAGGATCGAAGCCGAAATGATCATTCCGCCCCACCGGCGTTCGCCGATGCAGATCGGTACCGGGTTCCCGCTGGCCGTGGTGTTCTTGGCGCTGCCGAAGGCGTAAGACGGTGAGTTGTCGGGAGATGCGCTTTGCTTCAGGCCTGAGGCCTGCGGGCTGAGCATTTGGATCACGCCGCCAATCGCCATAGACGCACCGGCCGCGTACAAAAACGGCGAAACGGCCGCAAAGGGTGTGAACGACAGCACATAGGCTGCGGCGATCATCACCGTGCCGATAATTGTTTGTAGGCCGCCGGCGCGCTTGCTGCCACCGATCACCGGCACAATGCGAATTTCCCGCGTGCCGCCGAGATCGAATCCTTCCATTCCGATGTTGGTGCGATTCCGGAAAATTACAAACTTCAAGCCCAGTCGTTCGAGCCGCTTAATTTCCTCGGCGAACCCTTGGACTGTCGCGTTGAGCGCCCGGAAGACTTCTACAGCTGATCCGCCATCGAGGAGGAATTGCTTGCTGCGAAAAAATTTCTTTGCAAGCGATCCGGAGAGCATCACTTTGGTCATTTGGGTGTAAGTAATTGCTGAGCACATGCCATTCTCCAAGCAATAAAAAACCGCCCGGAGGCGGTCTGTTCACAGGGTTGTGGGGAGTATGTCGATCTGTCCATCGCCCCCGGTGAAAACTCGGTATTTCTTGACTGCGCCGTCTTTCACGATCGCTTCCCGCTCCACTCGGGCCGCGCCCATGGAGCAGATTCCAGATCCAGTGTAAGCCGCACCGACTGAAACCGAATCAGGCGGTAGATAGAACGATGCCTTCTGGCCTGGGTCGAGCTTGGCGGCCTGCTTGCCATCGATGAAAACGGCCATTGA